ATTACTGCGTTACCAGAACTAAAGTTGGTTGCTACCAATGTTGTAGCTTGCAGGCCTGTAAATGTTGGACTTGCTGTTGTACGTAAGTCTTGTGGAGTAGCAATGTTGGCATACTCTGTACCTACTGTGACTGTTACACCATATGTACCAGCTAGACTTAATGTTGATCCACCTGTAACAGCGGCTGTACCACTTGTACCGTTTAATGTAAATCCTGTGTTGATTGCAGCTGATGTCAATGTACTAATACGACCGTATGCATCTGTAGTAATAACAGGAACACTAGTTGAGCTACCAACTGTCGTTGCACCAGGGCCTGTTGCAGTTAATGTAACTGCTGTGCCACTAATAGATAAGTTACCAGCGCCAGTAGATGTTGACAATACACGTGTGCCGTTATCAAATACTGAACCAGCATATACAGCACCAGCAATACCGGCACCGCCTGCTACTGTTAAAGCACCAGTAGTTGTGCTAGTAGAAGCAGTTGTAGTTTTAAGTAATAAACGTGAGCTACCGCCGTTGTACTGGAAGCGACCAACTTCGTTTGCTGAACCTTGTCCGTTTATTGAAAATACCACATCGGCCTGTTGGCTTGTAGAAATTAACAAGTTACCGTTTGTACTTGTTGTACCGTCAACGTATAAGTAACCGTCTAGTGGATAATTTAGTTCGTTGCCAGCGCCGCCGACAAAACCAGAACTGTTAATACCCATATCGATATAACCAGCAGTTGCAGTACCGGCGTCGGCTGTGGCAACATAGTCTGTTGATGCGTTTGCACCGCTGTTAATGTTTTGATGATTAAATTGAGCGTAGCCGTTAAAGTTAGTAGACGCTTGTAGTACTGTCTGCGGCTGGATAACATAGCCAGAACTAATACCAGCAAACAATGCGCCAAAGCCAGCAGCGTTACCAAAGAACTGAGCAGAGTTACCACTAATTGTACTAATTGCATTTGGTGTAAAGTTAATGTTACCACCAACCCATAAGTTACCAGAAATATAAGCACCACCAGATGTTACTTGCAACGCACCTGTGTTTGGACCTGTTGTTGGGATAGCATCTGTAAATGCAGCAAGGCCAGCAACGTTTAAGTTACCACTGATGCCAGTGCCACCAACTACTACCAATGCACCAGTAATTGAGTTTGTACTTGTTGTGCCAGACGCAGCTACTACGTTACCGTTGTGTGTTGTTACACCGCTTGTTGATAATGTAGTAAATGCACCAGTACTTGCTGTAGTAGCACCAATTGGTGTTGAATTTAAACTACCACCTGTGACCACAGCATTAGCTGTACTAAAGTTGGTACCTTGTAATGTAGAGAAATTACCAGTACTTGCTGTAGTAGCACCAATTGGTGTTGAATTTAAACTACCGCCTGTGATAACTGCGTTGGCTGTACTAAAGTTAGTTACTACGCCTGTTGTAATAGTAGCATTAGCTAACGCACTAATATAACCGCCGGCAATAACTGCATTACCTGTACTGAATGCAGTACCTTGTAATGTTGTAAAGTTACCTGTACTTGATGTAATAACATCGTTTGTAATTGAGCCACCGCTTAGTACTGCGTTGGCTGTTGAAAAGTTTGTAGCATATAATGTTGAGAAATAACCAGTTGAACCACTAATTGGTGTACCAGTAATTCCACCTGCTGTTAAGTTGTTGGTAATGCTGGCAGAAACCATTGTTGCATTACCAGTTTTTAAGTTAGCAAAACCAACTGATGTTAACCCAGTTAAGGCATTGCCTGTTGTAGATGTTGCAATAGATTCAAACGCTTGATCGTTTTCTACCCATACCCATGCAGTATTAACCGCACCGTAAGGTCCCAAGCTAGATAAGTTACGATTAACTAAAATACCAATGTCGTATCCAGCAACACTACCGGTATAGCCGTTGTTGAAAACAACCAACGGATCTTGAACGTATGTATTAACCGAGTTAATGGAACTTGTGTTACCACTAATCGACAAGTTACCAATAATAGTAACGTTTGAATTCAATGTTAGTGTTGGGGCAAAGTTAGTACCAACTAACGTGCCACTAGCAAGTTTTGCCGACTGGATCGTTCCGTCAGTGATCTGGTTATTCTTAATTCTTGTTATATTTCCACTCATGGTAAGCGATCCTTTGGTTATTTTTTTAGTAGCTTATTGTTATTTATCGTGGCCGTGAGAAAATAGTCCTAGCTAGGTGTTTTTGCGGAGGACTTGGGAAGGTTAAATTGCTGTCGTTAGTATAAAATTATACTAAGAGAAGTTGATATTAATATTTATAGATTAAATTAATAACCGCCGGTTAATGCTGTTCTTTTCCAGGTATTTGTGGCTGTACAAACATAGATATAATTGGCATCCCAGCTTATCTGCCCTACTGTGCCCGGTGCGTTGCTTGCTTTTGTTGTTTGTGGTGCTACAAATAATCCTGTTACTGTAACATTGCCGGTTACAGACAAATCTTGTGCTAAAGTATTATTAATAGTTACCGACGCACCTAAGAAACGAATATCAACAATGTCTGTGGTCAACGGAACTTCAGTAAATGTAATTTGATTGCCGGCGACAGAGTATGCTGTGTTTGGTGCTTGTAAGGTACCGTTGATACTAACAATTATACCAATGGTAGTTGATGCTTGAGTTAGCGTAAATGTAGAGCTTGTGCCATCAGGAGTAATCTGTTGATCTGTTATTGTATTGGTAACAGGAACCCACACACTACCTTCAAAATATTCTATTGCAGGAGTATCGGTGTTGAAGCGCAACATTCCATTATATCCAGATGGACGCTGTATAGTATTCCCAGTGGGAAGTTGTATTGCACCGGTACTATTAAATGTAATAACATTTCCTGTGTTGCCACTGATATAATCTGTGTGTACGTTGCCGTAAACAGTCGATATAACATTGCCAGGGTATAGGTTTCCTGCATAGATTGGCAAGTATGCAGCTACTTGTGTGTTGCCATACTGCGGAGCTAGTGCATTAATACCGTTGGCCCAGAATAATCCGCCCACAGTTGAAATATTTGCAAAGGTGGCTTGTGTACCAATGATGTTACCATAGACTGTTGCTATTACATTACTTGCACTCAGATTACCAGTGGATGGATTAGCAGTAATGGTTGATGATGTATAATGCGCTAAATTTCCAGTAGTAGCATTAAACAATGCCGGATAGAATGTAGCATTAGTACTCGAGACAGCCACGTTACTATAATAAGCCACGTTTGCTGTGCCAACTGTTCCTGTTATAACAGGAGCAACGTTACTGATACCAATGGCACCAGAATAAATTGCGCCAACAATAAAAATACTTTTGCCAGCAACACCGTTCACTGAGGTTGGTATAATGTCCGGGAATGTTAATACACCGGAGTCGTAGTCAAAGAACCATTCGTCGTCGTTGCCTGTGCCGTCTGGGAATAGCTGTGTACCAGTTGACTGAGGAGTTGACGAACTAGAACTATCCCAATATACTTTAACCTGGTATGTTGGCCCAAAGCTAGGATCAACCCAGTTGGTAATTCCTGTTTTCCAAGTTTGGTATGCAGGACTTGTTGCATCGTTTGTTGTCTTGATTGTGTTTGCACTGGCATCATTATATACTGTAACTACCCCGGCAGTTGATCCAGGTTGTGTAGCAGGTATGTTTGCACTCTGCACCCAAATCGTATCGCCACGCAATGTTAGCGGACTAGGAATACTTTCGTTACTAGGTGATTTCACAGAGGCGTTGGCTGTTGTAGTTACAGCATAACCTATTTTCTTAAAGAGATAGTCAACTTGGTTGGCTTGTGAAATTGGCATATTAGTTAGTTGGAGTTGATATGCTTAACGTTGTCAACGACTGTCCCGATGTTAATTTAATTCTTACATATATCTCATTGCTGGTTGAACTAGAACTACTTGCTGTACCAAAGGTTCCAGTTAAACTATAACTGCCAGAAGAGTTTAGTGTTGCTGTGCCACCTACTGCACACCCAGCAGAACCATTGCCGCCTGTTCCTGTTCCCGGTACGCCTGCGCCAGCGTATGCTGATGCCATGGTTAACCAACCCTTGGTTGGTGTTGCATAACTAGCATCAGTTACTCCAGGCAATGCAATCCATAGTCCAGCTAAAGCACCAGTATAAACAATATTAAATTTGCTTACAGTTGTTCTCTGAAACTTAAATGTAAAATATTGTGCAGATCCTTGTGTACTCAGATTAGGACCAACTGGTAAGTATCCTGTTGAATAGTTTGTCTGATCAAATTGTAATTTGTTAGCAACCACTGTAGAATCGGTTGTGTAGAACAGCCCAGTCTGGCTATTAAATGCCGACTCACTTCCTGTGTAAACAGGATTGTCTGTGGCTGTACCAGCATCGGGATTTACTATACGCAATCCACTAGTACTATATCCGCCGCCCAACGATCCGCTAACAGGAATTGCAGTTTCTTCTACTGTATTGCTAGTTCCATTTTTATAAAGAATAGTTACCCCAGGCGATACAATAGTTGAGTTTACCAAGTAGCTATTATTAACTGTTACCTGTGGTCCAACTAAACTTGAACCAAATCCAGTTGTTACAATATTTGCAGTTGTTTGGAAATATGCACTTCCAGATCCAACATATAAATTTCTTGCCAATGGTGTAGTGATGCTGGCAGCTGTATAAGTAACGCTTGCAGGAACCTGGAATGCACCACTTGCAATGCCAGTGGACAGGTATGTTGAATTAGGATATGTGTCGCCACTCAGAGCCGACACATTACCTTTGATAGTGAACTGAGCAGAACTAGTAAACATTGGTATAGTACTTGAATAGATAACCGAGTTGGTAGTTAGTGCCACACTGGTATTACTAAATGTTGGATATCCCGGATTGGCTAGATCTGTGTACCAAGACACAGAGTTTGTATTTGCAGTTACACCAGAATCACCAATTGTTATTCTACTCCATCCACTTGGAACTGTTCCTGTGGCTTGTGCGCTGAATACAGTCCAGAAGCCCGCGGTCACCGTTGATACTACTGCGTGGTAATCTTCTACGTTGTACACATAAAGATTGCCATTGGTTGTATTTGAATTACTACCTGTCAAGACTACGTTACCTTGCGGCACACCATTTAGATATGCTGTTACGGTGCCTAGACTACCGGGGCCAACGTTGGTGATACTAGTAGTGGCATAGGTTGCCGAACGAACAACTGAAACAGCCGTTCCGCCTGCAACACTCAGATTGGCCCAGCCACTATTATCTGTTTGTGCAAAGTTGCACATCAATGCAGAAGTAGTGGCACTTGATATTGCGATTGTTTGGTTACTTGGAAAGTTAGGAGGACTAGGCGGAACTAATTTTCCTAGTACATAATTTAATTGTGCCAATGCATTGGTTACTGTGGTTGCGCTGGTTAGTGTTACTGCATTACTTACAAAACTTTGTACTGTATTAGCACCAAGGGTAATTAAGTTTCCGCTGAGACCAGTTGCCGAAATGATGCTTGATATATTAGACCAAGTTAAGTTGCCGCCGCCATCAGTTGTTAAAACATAATCAAGGCTTCCGCCAGTGATGACAACGTTTGTTGTTGATCCTAAATTAATTTTGCCAGTGTTGCTGGTAATGGTGTTGCCAGTGATTAAAAGATTTGCAAGACGTGCTGTACCCGGTGCATCAAGTGCATACGCAGGACTTGAGTTATTGATACCGACGTAACGATTGTTTACATCAAAGTATGCAAGGTTAGCATCGATTGCAAGATTAACACCCTGGCGTTCCAGGTTGCTAAACAGCATCGGTCCATTAATCTTACCAATTGCCATTTAATGGTCCTTAGGCAGCAACGTTTGTGCTGTTGATATTGTGTATAATTACAATCGAGTTTGGATTCACACCGGGAGCAGGCGGTGGGCTTGTAAATGTAATTGCTAGGCCGCTTACTGTATAGTTAGTAGTTGGAATTTGATATACTCCGCCAATGAATACTGCCACTGCGGTTGTATCAGTTTCGCTTTGTGTCATTGCAAATGTTTGAGTTGACCCGTCACCAGTTAAGTTATCAACAACAAGTTGAACACTACCAATCTTAGCTACCTGGCTCCATGCATTGTTGTAAAAAAATTCAATACGGCTAGTAGACTGATTAAATCTCAATAGTCCGCTTGCAGGTGCATCACCAAAGCTACTACTTGGAACGATTGGAAGTTGTACCGCAAAATTTTGATTATCGTGTACTGTAGGATTTTTAAGAAATCTTGCCATTATTAAATTCCAATTGAACTTACTGTTGCTGAGATTGCGTTGGCGTTACTACAGTTGGCCATAACTGCATCACCAATTGTTCCTAGAATAAATTTTTCAGCATAAACAATTTGTGTGTTGTATGCGGTTAAACTTACGTTTGAATAAATGATTGTTGTAGAGTTGGCTACACTACCGGCTGGCACTATGTAAATATTTGCCACCTGTGTGTTAGGTGTAAAGTTGCATAGGTGAATTGTTGTAATTGCACTTGTGCCAGTTGAACTTTGGTTAACAAAAATGTTTGCCGCTGTTGTAGTTAATGTGGTGTTTTGAATTGCCATTTAATGATCCTATCCGAATACGATGCTGTATGCTACTGCTTTAGCTTTTGTTACTAGCTCTGCACCAGTAGATTGTGTGTTAGTTACATATACACCAGATCCGCCACTGCCTGCGGTATTTGCAAAAATTTGCACACTACCATGTGTACTATCTGTGTATAATGTTGTGCCGGTAATATTTAAGTTAGCCGAGGAAGGCGCTGACAGAACTAAATTTCCAAACGTTGTTCCATTGCTAGTAACTTGCCATGACTTAACTGACTCGTTCCATAACAATGATACATTTGCCTGTGTTCCGCGGTCAACTGTAATACCAGCATTTAATGTTGGTTCTACGTTAGGGCTTAGTCCAGAATTTAGTGTAATGATATTATCATATATCGAAGTATTAGTACTTTCAATAATAGATGTGTTACCGGTTACGATCAGATTACCGTTAACTGTCATTAGAGGAACGTTAACTGTATACGAATCTGGAATATTTTTTATTGTAGCCATTCTATTAAACCTTAATTTAGTAGTATTTATGCTTGGCGCAAGATCGTGTTTTCAATAAAAAACCCGCCGAAGCGGGTTTTTAGTAGAGCTTAAATTAATTAAGCACTTTGTACTTGAACAAATAATGCGTCCGGTGTAGCTAAACGATAACGGAACTTGTTAGGGAATCCAGAACCGTCGTTGCCAAAATCGTAAGCAAACTTGTTAGTAATACGGCAAGCGTATGTACTATTAGTAATAGATACCAAGTTTTGCGCAGCTACGTTACCAGATACTGCAATAGTTACGTTACTTGCAGTATTAATTGCTGTAACTTGAGCAACACCAGCAGTACCAGTGAAACCAATGATATAATCACCAACACGCGGAGTTGTAACAGGACCAACTGGAGTCGATGTCCAAGTTACGTATGTACTTGTTGCTCCACCAGCAACGTTAGCAGAAGCAACGTTAGCAGAAGCGGTAGATAAGTTGATTAAAACATTCATCTGACCAGCAGCTAAGTTAGGGTTGTTAACTAATGTGCATTTGCCTGTTAAGGTACCATCGGTTACTTGAAACTTGTGTGCACCTTTTTGTGCCAAGATTGAACCAGGTAAAGAACTTCCACCAGTGATATACACCTGTGGTTGAATTTGATAACCGGCTTGACTTGTTACGCCGCCTGTACCGCCGATGTGTGCGCCATCAATGATTGTTGGACTTACATACTTGTCGATTGCAGTACCGTTGCTTGTTTTTGTAATTTTTAACTTTGCCATTTTATTTTTCCTTTGTAAATAGCGTTCTAGGCTACCCGAAGTGGTGCTCCGAGAGTTCTTATGAACAATAGTATTTATGAGACCAACAAAAAAGGACCTTTCGGTCCTTAATTGTTTCCCATCCCTGAGAATTTACTTCTTTTGTTGTTTTAACTTTCGTTAAATCAATTGCTTGATTATTGGAAAGATAAGTTAGCTACAGCGATTTCACCAACATAGTCACCAGCGTTACCTAGAGATGATGCTGTGTTTGTTAACTCAACATATCCATAACGTGTCATGAAACTTACTACTGGTTCGAATGTAGATGGATCTAAAACAACACCAGAACTCATTAGGGGGATATAAGGGCAATAGAACGCAGCTGCATCAGCCTCGCTAGAACCTTTGTAACCAACTAAAACAGCCTGTGAGTCATTTGCATAACCGTCAACATAAATCTTCATTGCGCCATTTAATGTACCAACAAACTTAGTGTTTGTAGGAGCTTCGAATGTACCTTCTGTTGTGCGAGCAAAAGCAGAAGTTGTAGCACTTTGTAGAACTGTTAAACTAGCTGGAGATACAACAGCCCAGTTACCAGCACCACGACGTGTACGCTGAGCGATCAAGTTTGCTGTACGGTTGATTAGAACAGCTAAAGCAGCGTGCTCGTCACCAACGAATGTAGCAGTACCTGAAACAGCGGACTGGTCAAAAGTGTAATCAGTTGCGGCTAGAGCACGTAGGGAACCTAGGATCTCTTGGTCGATTTCAACTGTAATTTCTTGTGCTAAAGCAGCCATGATTTCAGCTTCAACATCTAAACCGTGCATAGACTGAGCGTCTTGAGCGGCTTCAAATGTCCAACGAGCTGATAACTTGCGTGTTTTAGCTTCAACAACTTGTTTTAAGATTTGAACGTTGATACGGTTACCTGCTACGCCTTCTAATGATGCTGTAGAAGTAGCTTGGCCAGTAGTATTACTACCAGAGTATGCAGTTGCAATCTTGAACGGGCTTAATGCTTCATCGCCAGCGTTTACAGAAGTTGCGTAGTTGCTTGAATCAGATACTGAATCAGCATAACGAACACGTAAAGTATGGATCTGAGCCACAGGGCCAGTCATTGGTTGTACGCCAACGATTTCGTTAGCGATAACTGTTGGCATTACACGACGGATAACAGGTAGAATTACACGGTTTAGTGTAGCTACGTTACCAGCTTGTGTACCACCAGCTGTTGCGTTTTCAGATAACATCTTGCGAGTGTTTTCTAGAATAACGCCCATTGTTGTGCGGCGTGAGCCTTGAAGTCCTTCTAACAGGGCATCCTTGGTTTCGCCCCAACGGCTTTCTAATAATGCTTGTGTCATGATATTTCCTTTTCCTTTTAGGGTTTAATTAAGCCCTGCTAAACGCTTCATCTCAAAAACGTTAGACATTACATCTAATGCTTGAGTAGACTCAACGGCAGTTTTAGCAGTTTTATCACCAGTTACTACTGCACGACTCTCAGTTAATGCGACAGCTTTAGGGGCTGGAGTATTAACACTTGAATTGTTCAATACAGCTGGAAGATACTTTTCGTATGCAGTTTGTAAACGATCTGTCTGCACACCTTCAAGAAGGTCACGCATAATTGCTGACTTTTCTTTGTTTAAAGGCTTCAACATTTCTGCAAGACGTTCTTTGCGTTGTGCTGATTCCTTAATAATTTTAATTTCTGTTTCTTTTGATTCAACTAATACATTCTTTTCTTCAATTGCCTGAACTGCTTCAGATAATTTACCAGTTACTAATTCAACTTGTGATTGTAACTGACGGATTTGTTTGTTCTCATTTAAATGAGTACCTGCAAACTCGCTTGCAAATGCTTCGAATAGACGACGACCAAACATGTTCTCGCGAGCAATTTGGATATCTTCTTTTAGTTGAGTCAATTCTGACTCTAACGAACTGGTAACAGCCTCTTTAACTGCGGCAGCAGACTGAGCAACGAATTTTTGTTGAAGTTCAGCTAATTTAGCTTTACCTTCTGCAACCAAGCGAACCTTAGTTTCCACTACGGCTTTCTTGTCTTGTTCGAACTCTTGAATTTCTTCTGCTAATGCTCTCATCGTGAAAGACTCTAGTTTGCCAATGGCATTCTCGTATGTCTTACGATCAGCACGTAGTTCTTTAATTTCTTCACTTAGTTTTGCAACCATGAAGTTATTGAACTTGCCTGCGCTTTCAACCATTTTGCGTTTAAATGCAACACGGTCTTCAGCTAATTGTTGTTTTTCGTCTGCGAACTCTTGTAGTTCAGCAGTGAGAGACTCTGTAACCATTTTATCTAGAGCTTCAACCATAACTTGCTTATCATGCTGGTAACGTTGAGCAAATTCTTCGCGTAATTCTGCACGAACTTGTTCTTTAGCTTCAACAATGCGGCTTTCCCAAGCTTCGCCAATGGCTTGCTTAGTTTCCTCATTAATGATTCCGTTATCCAACAATGGTTTAATAGCATCTAACATTGGATATTTCTCCTATAGTTTCAAATCTTTGATTAGGGCTTCAATGCCCTGTTTCAGGTACTTCTGTACTTTTTGATCTTGAGCGGCTTCACGTGCCGTTTCAAATACCTTGTTGCCACCACGCATATTCATCAAGCCTTCATAGATGGCTTTAGGATAAGCATGAGGAGCACTAGGTTGTGCTACGATGTCAACGGTAATGATTTCAAATTCACTAACGTGTCCACTTCCTTCGTTTACCTGACCAGATCCACGTGAACTAACTCCCAGCTTAACACCGGAAGTAATCATAGCTTTTGCTAATTCGCCCATTGGGGTAGGTAATACTTTTAATTTTCCAAATCCACAAGGACCGTCCATCCACATTTTTGTAATCATGTGACTAACGCGGTCCAAGTTGATCTTTAAATCGTCTGGATGATCTATTTCGCCTAAGACGCTATAGCCACCTTTTAGTTGTTCATTAATAGAGTCAACAGCTTTTTGAATTTCATGAACGGGATAAACACGTTGGTTAGCGTTTTTGACGCCTCCCTCAATGAATATCCCTTCCATATAGAGATCCTTACCAGTCCCGGATGCGTTATCTTCGGTAATAACCTTGATATTCGCACGGTCAAATGTTAAGTTCTCTGCTAGGTACAAAGCCATTTTATGTTCCCTATTCTTTATTAGCGTACTTTACCGCCGATTTCGCTCTTCTTGTTAATTGGAGCAGAACCATCGTTACCAGCTAATTTACCTTCGCCTGAGCCTTTTTTCTCAGCACCGTGGCCACTACCAGTTGGGGCTAATTTCTTATCGCCGCCTGGAGTATTGCCTACTTTACCGATCAAAGTGCCTTGGCCTTTGTTGTATTCGTTACTTGCTTTAGTTGGGCTTGTACCGTCTTGGTTTTCTGTTTTAGAACTTGTCTTAACAACAGAACCACCAAAGTCAGCGCCTGGACCTACTGGATCTTTTGTATTAACACTAGTTTTCTTACCAGCTGCACCAACTGCATCACCTTCAGTAGCATCGCCTTCGCCGCCGTAGATATCACCAATACGGTCAACGTATTCGCGCATTAGTTCTGATGAACCTTTAGCAGAACCAGATTTACCACTACCGGACTTGCCGCTCATACCAGACTTAGCACTACCTGATTTACCAGATGCTGCTGAACCAGATTTACCTGATTTAGCAAATGGGTTACCAGCTTCCATCATGCCCATGTCTTCCATTTCTGGCTCTTCATGTTCCATACCTGGCTCTTCAGCTGGCATTTCTTCGCCGTGCTCTTCACCGCCCATGATTTCGTCAAACTTAGCTAATAGCTCGTCTAACTTAGCATCAATGTTCATTACTTGATCTTCGATCTCGCCATGAGCTTCTGCTTCGCCTTCTTCGCCGCCAAATTGTTCTTCGCCTTCTTCGTCGCCGAATTCTTCTTCGCCGCCAAATTGTTCTTCGCCTTCTTCTTCAGCTTCCATAGCGTGTGCTTCTTCGCCGGAAATTTCTTGAGTTAGGTCTTCTACTTGCTCGCCGTGAACATGTTCACCAACTTGCTCTTCATCCATGATTGACTCATAGATATCACGACTTTTTTCTACTACGATATTGTGAAATAATTCACGTGCTTTTTGATCTTCATCGTTAATGATGTATTCAATTAATTTTTCAAACTTGTTCATGAGAACTCCTTAATAAGTGGCTTTGTAAAGTTATTTACACAAAACTACGTATATAAAGGTTAAATGGGGGTTTTTTGATGAATTTTAAAGAATTTGTACAGAAATACTATACACCAAGCGGGGCAGCGCCTGCTTCTGGTTGCGGTTGATACTGTTTTGCTACTTTTTCTAACTTCTGCTCGTGTTCTAATTTACGAACATCATGCGATTGTCTCATTTGATTCAGGTGTGCTAAGGTCAAGCGAGTTTTACGACTGTCATCCATTTTAAGTGATGTTTGGTCGTCTTTCTCGTTGTAATAGCCCTTGGGGGCTGCATCAAACAATTCAAAAATATTCATAATACTATTTACCGTTTTATGCTAAACCGATGGTGTTGCGCCCATTGCGCCTGCTACACCTGCATTACCGGGACCTGTTGCTCCAGGGGCACCGGGTTCCGCTGTGCCTGCGTCAGGGCCTAATGCTTCTAAGTCGGCTGCTACGCCACCGGCACTAACCCCTGCTCCGCCACGTAGACTAGGCGATTCTGCTGGTGCACTTTCAATGTCACCACGTTCTTCAGCAAACATCAATTCGTTTTCACTAATCTCTTGTTCACTCATGCCCAAGTAACGCTTCATTAAGAAACGCTTAGAGAAGTAACCCATTGGTTCTAACTGTGTAAATGTAGCAATACGAGCCGCATCAATGTCTGCTTGACGATACTGTGCAAAGTTTTGTGGCTCGTTAAACTGTAGATCAAACAATGACCCTTCAATGTTAAAGCCTCTCCAGCGCATAAACAGCTTGAACTCGCTGTCCATTTTTTCAGCAATCATTGACTGTAAACGAATACAGTATTGATTGAATCGCCACTCTTGTATAAGTGCTTGTCCCACACGCCCATCGTTAAATCCTTGACTGCCATCCTCGGCAGTAGTAGGCAAATACGAACTAGGAATACGCAAACCGCGGAATAATTTGTTGGTAAAGAAGCGTAAATCGGTGATTTCACCTAGGTTTTGGCCACCGGGGAACACGTCTACACTACTACCCCGTCCGTCGGCTGTAACCGGGAAGAAATAGTCTTCGTTCTGACTTAGCGGATTGTATGTAGTATCCATCATGTTGGCGCCGCTTCCACTACCACTTTGTGTAGGTATACGACGTTGATGAATTTCGTTTTTGATACGCTCAACGAATGCCATAGCCATGTGACTTGGCATATTACCCACGTCAATTTTGAATACACGACGCTCTGGTGCACGTTGTACACGATAGATAATGATCGAATCTTCTAGCAATTCTTTTTGTTTGAATACTTTAAAAATGTTTTCTAATACAGAGTTACCAAATGGCCAGTATACATCCAATCCTTCAGTTAAACTAATATGAACAATGTGTTCTGCGTTAATAACTGCTTCATTTTGTGCGTGACTAAATCTGCTACCACCACCAAATGGTGCTTGTGGCTGTGTATATGCACCGCTAGGACCACCTGTTTGCGGGTGGTTCATGTAGGTATCTGACGTACTAACTGCGGTAACTGTTAAATTCTGAAAGTTAGGGTTTAAATCTTTAATTAAGTATTGCTCTGGCTTCTTACCTTCGCCTTCGTTAACAATAACTTTGGTAATCTTACTCATTTCAGACCACATTAGTTTAAATGTTTCCGGATCGCGAATGAATACTTGGTCGCCGTACTTGAATAC